GTTCTTGCCATCAGACCAGCAATGTCACCATTCAGAGGAATATATCTGAAGGTATTGTTGAATCTGTCATACATGTACTTGTATCCAGAATCAAACACTGCATAGGAGTTAGAGGGCAGTGCATCATAGAAGTTGATGACGTTCTGTGTCTGTGTATCCGAATTGGTTACATTAACAACACCATCTCTGTATGGAGAGATACATGCGATACAATCCTTACGGGTCGAAGCAATCGCCATCAGTTTTTGTGCCTTGGCTTGTGCTTCATAGATTGTAGATCCACCAGAAGGTCCTTGGATCAGGAAGTTGACCGAGTACTCTGCGGGGTTCTCCAGAACAGAGTAACCAGAAACAACATCACCCAATTCAACATTGAAACGACCTTCACCACCGTAATCGTTACCAGACTGAAGGGTCCAAGATTTGGCACCAACTGCATTGTAGGTAACTCCTTGTGCGTTTCCGCCCCAGGATCCAGCGTTGTCTACGGTGTAACCACCAAGAGAGGTGAATCTAACACCGATGCCAGCATGTGCAGAACCAACGTAGATATTGTTGGAGAAGTTTGCAATGTAGTCCTTGTAGTAGATATTTGTAGATGGGGAGATCTTCGCATCTGCAGCCTTAGAAAGTCCAGTCCACTTTTCGAGGATTGTTCCAGCGGTTCCAGAAATCTCTCCGTTATCGTCAACAACAACAACGTGTACTTCGTCATGATTGCCACTTCTCTCAGCTGTGTACTCGGAAGTACCAGGACGAGGAGCGATGTTCTTCCAATATACGGTGGTATTGGTCAGACCCAGGTGTTGCTGATTGTACCAGTCAACTGCAGTGTTGACGTTGGTCAGCATCAGACCAGTTCCGATACCAGACTTAACGATGAATGTGGTATTTGCCATACCAACACCAGCAGTCTGACTCAGGATAACACCAGGAGATGCATCAGTTGTGAAACCAACAACAGTTGCCTCAAGAGTTCCGTTGAGAGACTTCAGAGTATCACCGAAAGTGATATATCTGCTGTCGAAGCTGTCGAGAGAAACGATGGAAGATGCACTACCGACACTACCACCAAATCTATATCTTTCTACCTGTTGTTCTGCACCAGCGTTATCATAGATTCTATATCTGTTCTCGAAGTTATCGAGACCCAGAGTGTTAATACCAACCAAGAATCTATCATCATACCCCTGGAAGGCTGCGGTAGAACTTCCTTCTTCGTAGTTAATGGATTCCCACATATCAGTGGTTCCATTATATCTCGATGTCAATTTAACATCGATAGAACCTACGTTGATTTGGGTAATGATTCCCTTGATGAATCCTGTGTGTACTCCAACAGTACCATCAGAGTTTGCGACCGATGTGGAGAATCCTGCGGTGAGTGCATATCCTACGGCAAGACCATCGGTTCCAACACCGAGTCTTTGGTCAGCAAGTCCATCAACCACACAAACCTTTACGCCGTTGGCCCAGGATCCTGGGTTTCTTGCAGCATAGTACCAATCTCCACCTGCTTCTGCATGGTTGGTGAAGTAATCTTCGCTAGAAGTTACCTTCAGATCAGTAACAGCAACACCAACTGGAATGTTTGCGTTGGATAATCCTGCTCCATCTGTTCTGATTACGCGAAGAACACCGCCATACGACAGATAGGAAGATGCAGTATGCCAATATTCGTACTGGGAATCGGCAGAGTAAGGTTTGCCAAAAGTATTGAGGAGGTCCTGTTCTGTTTCAACTAAGATGGGTACTCCAACTGGGCCTTGTGCGAAAGGACCAGCGATAGCGCCGACCTGATCATTAATACCGTCAATCCTACCAATAGTTAAGTCAACTTCTCTTACCTTGACACCAGGTGATACTAAATTTAACGCCATGTCTTAGTCCTCTGAAGAAGTTCATTTCTCTGCTATTATTTAGATTTTTGTCTTTTTTCACTGGGGAAACAGTGCATGAACTCTTTACCAGTCTGGATATTCCCATCTGTCGAAAATGTTAGTGGTCATCTTATCGACGACCTTTTTTATTACCGCCTTTCTTGCATCAGAAACTCGTTTTTTTGTGCATTCCTTACACTCATATGAATAGGCAGACAACGTAGTTCTATCTCTTCTTGTTCTATAAAAGTCCGTAAGAAGGTCTTTTGTTATACCACAAGATCTACATCTCCTCTCTGTGAGAAATAGGTGTTCTAGATCAAACTCGTCTCCTAAGTCCATTAGTAGTATTCCCACATGAAAGATCTGTCACCATATTCATCTGTATGCCATCTATCTCCATCACCATCTACAAATGATTCATCATCGAGTCCATCACTCATAAATCCAAATGGTGCCATATCCTGTTCAATCTGATTCTTCTGTTCCTCATATAATCTTTTACGGATATCGTCGTCCGTCATTTCTTTGAAGTAGTCCTGAGCAACCAACCAAGCAAAAATAACAAGACACATTGCGAGGTCATCATTACAACCTTCTTCAGCCTGGAATGAATTCTTTGCTTGAACAAACGTGGTCAATTCGGCAATAGTATCATAATCATTGATAAGAAGTTTATCTGCTTCAATAAGAGACTTGAGATTCAATGCGCCAACTTGTTTGACAGTTTTACTCATCTTCACTCCGAGTTGAGTCTTTTTGCCAGAGAATCCTTGTCCAACAACTTGACCCGCTCTACCCCTCATGGAACACATCAATAAGTTTTGATATTCAAGATCATACTGTATAATAGATGCGACCTGATCTCCAATATCATTCACCTCACATAACACATATGCATTATTGTACGCCTTTGCAAACTCATGAATAACGCTTGGAAAGAGCATTGGTTTGATTGTATTGTTTCTATATTTTGCTACTAACTTGTATGGGAATGATGTAACGTCAAAAACTCCAAAAGCCGAATAGTCTTTTTCTACACCTCTAGCAACGTCAACAGTAATGATATAATTGTGATCATTGATTGGATTGATGAAAATATCTCCTCCACTACTTTTGCCAACTGGTTCGTCATATGTCATTGACTTCAATTTGGCAGGAGCAATCAAGGTATCAATAGATCCGAGGAACTCACATTCAAACTCAACTCGGAACTGAGCTTCTGACGTGTTCTTGATTGTTTGTTCTTTCCATGCCTCATCACGACCAGGAACCTCTGACCAGTGAACGTCCGTAGTTACATATTCATTCCTACCAAGTTCAGCATCATGCCACAACCTGTAGAAGTGATTCATACCCTTGGGGGTAGAAACGATAATAACCTTTGTGGATTTACCAGACGAAATAGTGGGATATACAGAACTGAAGAAGTCGTCTGCAATGTGGTTTGGAATGAACGCAAATTCGTCCAAGAAGATGATGTTGAACGACATGCCTCGAACAGCAGATGCAGATGTCGATGCAGCAATAATCTTCGATTTGTTTTCTAGTTCTACGGAACCTCTGTTCCAAACCGCTACACCCTGTTGCATCCAGTGTGGTAGTGCCTCATATGCAGTTTGTAGTCTACCTAAGAGTTCTCTTGCCGTAGCAGCTTTGTTTGCAAGAATACCAATGTTAACACTGTCATTGAATAGTGCATAATGCAGAAGATACGAGACAACAGTCGTGGACTTACCCGACTGTCTAGGCATCTTGCAGATATTAAATCTATTATTATGGAAGTTTTTTACCAACTTTTCTTGGAAAGGATACATCTCAAAGGGAACAAGACCCTCATCCAAGTTAATGATCTTGATATAATTCTCTGTAAAGTAGACGGGATCTTCCTTACATTTCAAATATTCTCTAATCGTTTCCTCTGTCCATTCTACAGCGACATTGGTTCTTTTTAGATTAGGATTACCAAGATATACGTCAGTATTGGAAGGCATAATTACTTCTGTTTTTTCTTCAATTTAATAGTGTGTGGAATTGTGGTTAATTTAGCAAGCATAATCATTTCCACCTCAGATTTATTCCTGAGTTCTTTTGCTGTCATCTTTTCTTTTGGTCCAAGTATAGATTGCCTTTGACTAATAAGATTTTTTTTAATCATATCTACCAAAGACTGTTCCAATTCTTTTAGGGCTCTATTTCTTTTTCTTATCATTATCTGTTCCTCCTTGTTTCAAAAACTTCTGGAGATCCGAAGTTGAACCGATGAACAAAGCATTATTTGTAACGCTTGATGGTCCTCTAGATTCTTCTTTATTTAAGTTTTTCATTTTTTGTTGAAGATCGATCAACTTGTCTGTTGCGTCCGCAACACTCTTGATAAGTTGACCTGCAACTTCATAGGCCCTTGGAGAATCACTCTCTTGAGATAATTCTAAAATGCCATTCACGGCTTCTTGTCCTTTCTCAATCAGAGAGTATAACTGCGCTCTTGTATATTCATAATCTTTATCCGATTCAGCTTTTGAATCTCTTACCTTTGGAACAGGAGACTTCTTGACAATCTCCTTTTCTATAGGAGTAGATTCAATATTTAAAGCCTGATCTATTTCATCAAAACCACTCATACATCTTCCCCTTTAGAAGGACTGTAAACTTTGCCATCATTATAATCATATTTAAACTCACTGAATCCAAAGTCATCTGCAGGTTCGATGAGTTCTGTGTCGGCGGGTGTAATTACGTTGATTGGTGTACCCACATCATGTGCAGTAATTAATGTGCTATACTGTCCACGAAGAACGGTGATTCTATTCTGAGAAATAGATTTGATCTTCATCACTTCAGTATCAATTTCAATGAAAGTGTCCTTAACAAGACTTACGGCATCAGATACCTGGAAGGAAACAACTCTTCCATCAATAACTTCTGCCAATGTTGTTGTTTGATCGTTGTTATAATCTTGAATTGCAAGAGGTTCTGCCGTATAACGAACTTGTCTTGAACCTGTCTTGAGATTCGAAGTATCTGTCATGTAATCGACTTGGACCTTCTTGATGAGACCCTCATTTGTAGAAGGCAGAGGTCCATACATGTAAGTTTTTGCAGAGAAGTTTAATGTATAAACAATCTCTCTTCTTGTCAAATAATCCTCAGTGTAGTTGTCTTCGAAACTAATACTATCGAGAGTAATCGGCACATCTTTCTTTTCACCCAAAACTTCCAACATGTCAATGGTTACTGTAAAACTTGGTTGGAAGTATGGAAGAATTTGTTCTACTAATTGAAGAGCGTCTTCATTCAGTCGAGCTAAAATGTTTAATTGTATATTGATGTTATATGGAACTGGCATATAAGTTTTTGCCAGTTGTCCAGTGGAAGTATTTACTGCCTTAAAAGTCTGCATTGCAGAAACTTTTCTGGATCCATCATATTGAATGCCTACCATCTCGAAAGACATTCGTGGAAGATCTACACTAGTTGCAGTTCTTACTGTACCTTCGGTTCTTAACTCGGGTCTCTGTTCGAGTCTAGCCAAAAACTTTTGTACAGGTCCATATGCAATGGGGACTTTTACTACACTGAGATCTTCACCAGCACTTGTCTTGGTGCGAACCTCCATGTTGTTGAACAGGGTTCCAAAGGCAATGATTGTCTTTCGGATGACCTGGTGATAAAAATGAGGTGCTAACATGATAAGACCAATTATTAACTATTTAGAACTCGCCAAATGGGTTCCTTTCAGAGAAGTCAAGAATTTTGTCTGCTTCTTCTTCGATATCTTGGTTATCGGCAAACCCAAGGTCGCCGCTTCCAAAATCAATACTAGAGATTGTGTAACTGACGCCAGTTCCGACAACAGACTCTCCAATAATGAAACTACCATCAACTCTTGTGAGTTCAAGTTCTCTATTGGGAAGATTCCACGATTTGACGTAACCTTTTGTTCCACTCTGAAGTCCTTCAACAATCATTCCGAGTTCATAGTCTCCGAATGATGGATCTTCAACGGGATCAAATTCCACAGTTGGGGTAAACGTATATCCAGCTCCAGCACTGCGATATCTAATAGCAGTTACACTACCAGTGACATCCAGAACTGCTTCTGCTTGAACATTATTAATTGCACTGGATACTCCAGTCGAAGATGGAATAAAGATACGCTCGACGTAGATATTTGGTGTTGTGGAATATCCAACACCGCCCGTTGTAATTCCTGCAGGGCCCATGACTCTTGTATTGATAACAGCAGTTGCAACACCACCACTACCTTCACCACCAACAATCGTTACCGATGGTGGAGTCTGGTAACCTGTACCTGGATCAATAACGAGGATTCTATCAATACCATAATTCAGAATATTGCCAGTTCTACTGGTCATAATTGCAACCGCTGTTGCCTGCCTACCCCTTTCTGGTGCAGAAATATAGACCAGAGGAGTATTCATAAATCCTTGTCCCGTTTCCTCAATAGTAATAGAAGAAACTTTTAGATTTTCATCGAGGTTTGCAACAGCCTTTGGAACAATATTATCACAAGTTTGAATGTACTGTGCGACTTCTCCAGTTTGGAGGTCTACTTCTTGTTCTGTTTCTGAAGTTGGGATTTGAGTATCTACGGCATCCCTAAACTGATTGTCGGTTGTGTGTAAGATTGTGATGTGATCTAAGATACCAATGTATCCAACTGTTCTGGTAGGAGCTCTACCTTGACCAGAAAGATCTGATCCTAATTGCAGAACATCCCCGCCAATAAATGGAATTGGGTCAACGTTTGCATATGGACC